CTTTTGTATCTCCGCTTTTACTTCCTGCTGCTGAGTTTACAGTCAGAGTTCCAAGCGTCTGAGTTGCGTTGATAGTTCCGACAGCAACAGCGTCAATATATTCTGCAAAGAGGGTAAGTCCCATGATTGCGAATGATTCAGACACTGCTGTGTGGTAATTTCCCTGTGTATGGAATCCGATCAGATTTGTTTCACCGGATACAGTGTAAACAAGACCTGCTCTTGCAAAATCAGATTCGTTCGGGTCAACATAGTACAGAACGATATTTTCAA